AAAAATCCACATTAAATTCAACACAAGTTGATGTAGTAAAAACATTAGTAGATGAAAAGTTTGTTTGGTTAGATTATTTAAACAAGGCTGCTCTTAAAAATGCTCAAGAAGCCATGAAAGCATCTTGTGTTAATCAATTAGATTTTAAACATAGAGCTGATACAATCCTAAAGGCTAGGGATGTAATAGAGCCTAAGAATTCAGTATTACAAGTTAATACGCAAGTAAACAATACACAACTAACACCCGAACGCTTCCAAGAAATAGCGCAAAGATTGTTAAGAGAAGTTTAATGCGTGAATATCATTCAGAGGAAATACAATCCTCAGCAATTTTAGCTCGAACAGACTTTTATTATTACAGTCGCTGGATGTTTTTACAGAAGCATGGTTATAAATGGCTTCAAGCAGAACACCATGAAGAAATATGTAAATGGTTGATGAAAGTTTATAAGGGCGAAATCAAACGTCTTATTATTAACATTCCGCCACGTTATTCCAAAACAGAGTTGGCAATTAAAAACTTTATGTCATGGACGCTTGGGCATCATCCTGACAGTGAATTTATTTATACAAGCTATTCAGCAAGATTAGCCAGTAACTTTTCTTGGCAAACACGAGAAATTGTAGATAGCAATGAATATCGTGAGATATTCCCTAATACAATTTTACAAAGCGATAGCAAAGCCAAAGATGAATGGCGCACTACTGCTGGCGGTTTAGTTTATTCCGTAGGTGCTGGTGGTTCAATTACTGGTTACGGTGCTGGTAAACATAGAAAAGAGTTTGGTGGGGCAATCCTCATAGATGACCCACACAAAGCCGATGAGGCTCGTTCAGATGTAATGCGAGAGAATGTTATCGACTGGTTTCAAAACACGCTAGAAAGTCGTAAAAATAGCCCTGATACGCCTATTGTGTTAATTATGCAAAGGCTTCATGAAGAAGATTTGTCAGGTTGGCTGTTAAATGGTGGTAATGGTGAGCATTGGGAACACGTTTGTTTACCTGCTATCAAAGAAGATGGTGCAGCGTTATGGGAAGCTAAGCATACAATTGAAGATTTAAGGCGCATGGAAGAAGCCAGCCCGTATGTTTTTGCTGGTCAATATATGCAACGTCCAGCTCCAGCAGAAGGTGGTATCTTTAAACCTGACCAAATAGCAATTATTGATGCTTTACCTGCTGGCGAGATTAAATGGTGTCGAGGTTGGGATTTGGCTTCAACTGTTGATGGCGATTGGACTGCTGGCGCAAAGATTGGAAGATTGCCTGATGGGCGATTTATCATAGCTGACATGGTTCGGTTACGAGATGGTCCTGACAAGCGTGATGCTGCAATTAAAAATACTGCTTCATTAGATGGACGCAGCGTAAAGATTTCAATACCGCAAGACCCAGGACAAGCAGGTAAAACTCAAGTTATTTACTTAACTAGAGAATTAGCAGGATATAATGTAAAAAGTTCACCTGAAAGTGGTGATAAAATTACTAGAGCTGAACCTTTGGGTTCTCAAGTAAATATCGGTAATGTCATGATGCTTAGAGGCGAATGGAATCAATCTCTTATTAATGAAATGAGAATGTTTCCTAATGGCGTTAATGATGACCAAATTGATGCGTTGTCAAGAGCATTTAGCGAAGTAATGGTACCAAGACGAAGTTTCTTTGGATAGAGGATTATTAATGTCAATTTTAGATTGGTTTAGAGGCGAGAAAGAAGAAGTCAAGAAGGCGGAAGATGCGCCTAAGGCTATCGCTCGTAAAAGTCTATTCGGCACTCATGCTGGTGACATTGAAAGCTCAAACAATATTAAAGACTTTGTATTAGACAAATTTTCTGCATTAAAATCACAGCAACCAATGTTTGACCCTGCTGTTAATGGCATGGCAATGGATGATAGCTCTAATGGCGTTCCATCATTTAAAATGTATGATGCTGGCAATAACTCTGTATCTGACGCTGTAGTCTATTGGTACGCTTCTCAAGGCTTCATTGGCGCACAGCTTTGCGGTATCTTGGCTCAAAATTGGCTTGTCAACAAAGCCTGTGCAATGCCTGGCGATGACGCAATCCGTAAAGGTTACAACGTAGTATCTATTGACGGTGACGAATTAGACGAAGAAGCTGTAAAAATTATCAAGGCTTATGACCGTTCAATGCGCCTCACATGGAATATGAGAGAGTTCATTCGCAAAGGTCGTATCTTTGGCGTTCGTGTTGCAATGTTCAAAGTTCAATCAACAGACCCTGAATACTATGAAAAGCCTTTTAATATTGATGGTGTTACTGCTAATAGCTATAAAGGGATTGTGCAAGTTGACCCGTATTGGTGCGCCCCTATGTTGGATGGAGCTGCTGCTAGTCAGCCTGATACTCTACATTTTTACGAGCCAACTTGGTGGATAATCAACGGTAAGAAAGTTCATCGTTCACACTTAATCATATTCCGTCATGCGGAACCTGTGGACGTATTGAAACCTCAATACATTTATGGTGGTGTTCCACTCACTCAACAAATCATGGAACGTGTTTATGCTGCCGAACGTGTAGCTAACGAAGCTCCACAATTAGCTATGTCTAAACGTACAACTGTTTGGTTGACTGACATGGAAGCTGCAATGTCAAACACAGAGCAAGCTATTGGTCGTTTAAACTATTGGGCGCAAATGCGTGACAACTACGGTATCAAGCTAGGCGATAAAGAAGGTGACGAGTTCCAACAATTCGATACTTCTCTTGCTGACTTTGACCAATTGATTATGACGCAATACCAATTGGTTGCTGCCATCGCTGGCGTACCTGCTACTAAATTAATCGGTACAACACCAAAAGGCTTTAACTCTACAGGCGAATACGAAGAAGCCTCTTACCATGAATTACTTGAATCTATCCAAACGCATGACCTTACTCCATTGGCAGAACGTCATCACCAATTAGTCATTAAATCATTTGTAGAGCCACAGCTTAAAAAGAAAATTAATGTCGAAACAACATTGAATTGGTTGCCACTTGATACTCCAACTGCTGAAGAATTGGCAAGAACTAACCTTGCTAAAGCACAAGTTGGTGCAGCATTGATTGAAGTAGGCGCAATCTCTAGCGAAGAAGAACGTCAACGTGTAGCGACTGACAAGACCAGTGGTTACAATGAAATTGGCATTATGGAAGAAGAATCGCCTGAAGGTGAAGCAATAGCCGAGAAAGACTATTTAAACGCTGAAGATAATATTTGGGTTCCAATGCCTAAAAACGAAGAAGTATCAATTCATACAACAGATAAAGCCGAAAATAGTGCGTCAAAAGTAACTAGCCGTGCTAAAAAAACAATCAAAAAATAATGCAGTCGGCTCTGCCTTGCGTCCTAACGCTGGTATCTCAACCGATTACGCAAAGCCTATTGTCAATGAACTAGAATTAATGTTTCGTGACGTTCGTAGAGAGTTAAAAAAGACTTTTAACGAGAATCACTACGGGCAAGCGATGGATGCCTCATTGGCAAGTCAATCCCGTATGTTGCTCAATTGGTTATTAAGAAAATGGCAGCCTCGCTTTGACGAGATAGCCAAAAGTGCTACTAATCGTATGATTCAGCGTACTATAAAGAACTCAACGATTACATTGCGTAATTCGTTAAAAGAAGCATTACCTGATTTAAGCATAGATACTTCATTTTCAAATGAACAATTACAAGAGGTCATCAAGGCAAGCACATTAGAGGCTGCAAACTTGATTAAAATCATACCTTATAAGTTCTTGAATGAAGTGCAAGGTCAGGTAATGCGCTCCATTACAACAGGCAAAGGGATGGAAGATTTAGTTCCTTTCCTAACGAAGAAATATAAAGGCAACATAAGACACGCAAGGCTTGTTGCTTTAGACCAAACTCGTAAGGCTTATCAGTCTATTAATACAACTAGACTAAAGACTTTGGGTGTTAAAAAGTTCATTTGGATTCATTCAGGTGGTGGCAAAGAGCCTCGTGAATTGCACAAGCGAATGAGTGGGAACGAGTACTCTTTCGATAACCCTCCGTTCATTGGTGTAATGTATGGTGAGGATGTTCATGGACTTCCTGGTGATTTACCAAATTGTCGTTGTATTTGTAAGCCCGTCATTAACTTTGATTTAGAGGAATAAACATGAAAGACAAATTAAATGCTGTTGAATCAGCAAAAGCATCTATCGGCTCTTTAGCTGGCATGGGTGAAAATTGCCAAGCAGAAGGTGTTTATACATTTCGCTGCTTTGAATACGAAGGCGGTCCATTGCTTTGGGAAGATAAAATTGATAACGTAGTTTGTACCCTTGGCAAAAATTTAATGCTTCAAACAGCATTGACAGGTTCTCTTTATAGCGTTACTGGTCCTTACATGGGTTTAATCTCATCTGTATCTTATACTGCTGTAGCTGCTGGCGATACAATGACTTCTCATACAGGTTGGACTGAAGCTGGCTCTACTAACGCTCCTACTTTT